TTTTTGATTGGAAAACGTGTAAAAATGTCGCAGATTTTTTTGCAAAGATTGTAGATTATAAATCTTCTTTTACAAGCGATAATAATCTGATGAAAACAATGATCATCAGGTGCTTCAAAACATCTTTCCAATTTGGTGCAGGCAGATATTATTGAACCAGTATCCGGGCACGGAAAAGGAAAATATAAATTCAAGAAGTAGTTTAGGTATTGTAAAATTTCCACTCGATGAGTGGAAAATTTGCTTATCCAATGCGTCGTAAAACCCCTTGCTTCAGCTATGGGGATATAAGACGCGTCCATCGAATTTACGCAAGTAATTGAAGATGGACAAAATAACAATTGTGTTAATTGATAAAACATTGTATAATACAAACATGAACACAACATATAAATCAAACAATAATGTCGTCTATTCCTGTAAATACCATGTAGTATGGTGCCCCAAATATAGACGAAAAGTATTAACGAACGGTGTAGATGTCCGGCTGAAGGAGCTGCTCACAGAGTATGCTGCAAATCTTTCTGTAGACATTCTGGAAATGGAGATCATGCCGGATCATGTTCATATGCTGCTGGAAGTAGATCCTCAGTTTGGAATCCACAAAGCTGTAAAATCGTTCAAAGGCTATACGTCCAGAATTTTAAGACAGGAATTTCCCCATCTCAAAACGAAAATGCCGACGCTCTGGACAAACAGCTATTTTGTATCTACCGTTGGCGGTGCCCCGCTGGAAGCAGTAAAACAGTATATCGAAAACCAGAAAACATCGCAGAGACAAAAGGATAAGATGGGCTAATGCAAAAAGGGATCAAATTCAGAATCTACCCGAACAGAGAACAGAAAAACTTCATCCACCAGACGCTGGGATGCTGCCGGCTGATCTACAACCGGGGACTTGCCATGCGCAAGGAAAGCTATGAAGAAGGGAAGAAGATTGGATATACCCAGACTTCCGCCATGCTGACCGAACTGAAAAGACAGGAGGAGTTTGCTTTTTTGAAAGCAGCAGATTCCATTGCCTTACAGCAGTCTCTGCGGGATCTCGACCGGAGCTTTGTGAATTTCTTTCAAAAACGTGCTTCCTATCCAACCTTCAAGAGCAAACATAACCGGTTCCAGTCATACAGAACGGTCAATCAAAAAGATAATATCCGTATTGTGGGAAGATATATCAAACTTCCGAAACTTGGATTTGTCAAAATACGCCAGTCGATGGAAGTGGGAAAAATTAATCACGTAACCATTGAGTACACACCGGCCGGAAAATATTTTGCAGTCTTAAATATTGATTTCGAACCGGAACCACGCCCAAATGCTGGAGGAACGATTGGAATTGATGTTGGAATCAAAGCATTCTATTCTGACAGCAATGGAAATACGGTATCAAATCCCAGATATCTGGAACGCTCCATGCGAAAACTCATAAGAGAACAGCGCAGACTTTCCCGGAAGCAGAAAGATTCCCATAACCGCGGGAAGCAGCGGCTCAGGGTAGCCAGAGTGCATGAGAAAATAGCCAATCAGCGGAATGATTTCCTGCAGAAACAGTCAACGATGCTGGTGCGCGAAAACCAAACCATCTGTATCGAGGATCTGAACGTGAAGGGAATGATCCGGAACCATAAACTGGCAAAATCCATAGCAAGTGTTTCCTGGGCAAAGTTTTTCAAAATGCTGGAATATAAAGCCAGCTGGTATGGAAATGAAATTCAAAGAGTACCAACGATGTATCCGAGCAGTCAAACCTGCAGCTCTTGCGGCTACAGAAATCCACGGATAAAAAATCTGAGCATTCGTATCTGGGAGTGCCCGAAATGCCATGCAGTTCATGACCGGGATACGAATGCAGGCATTAATATTCTGAAAAAAGCACTGCAGATGCAGTCTGCATAAAGATGAAAAGCTGTACCGTAGGGCATACGGGAACAGGATAAACATAGCTTGTGGACACTGTGTAAGACATTGCAGTACCGTAAGGTATTCGTCAATGCAGTAGTGGAAGAAACAAGAATCCCCCTGCTTTAGCTGTGGGGAGTGTCAAGGGGAATTTGATTGAAAAAAGATAGTGTAAAGTGCAAATAAAAAAACTACGGTGATTACATATCCGCCGTAGTTTTTTTATTTGCACTTTTTTTCGTACGTGAAAATTATATTTTTGTTTTTTTACAATTCTATATATATCGGAACGATACACGTACCGAAATACATAGAGAGGAGAGCTTATTATGAAAATATTATTTTCGTGGCTACTATCTATTTTGGCTGATGTAGTTTGCCATTATATCTGCAAATGGTTGGATAGTGAGAAATAAGAGGTAGCCAGTCTCGGGCGTAAGCCACCCGGTTCAAACGGCATAGAAAAACCCCCGGAGGTGAAATATCAAGGGATTTTTGCGTATCACTTGCTAAAAAAGATAGCATATAGATTTAAAGTATGTTATAATGAACGGCGTTGCCTCCCCTATACTAGGCCAGGAAAGGGGGCGTGAATATGCAAGAAGTATTTATTTCATTTATTCTTTCTATCATGGCAAGTGTAGTAGCCTACTATATTTGCAAATGGCTGGATGGAGATGAATAAGGCAACCAGCCTAAAAGATTAAACCACTTTACGGAATAGAAAACCCCAGAGAATGCGACTCTCTGGGGTTTTCGTTGAATATGCAAGTATTTATTCCATTGCCTACTGGCATTATAGCATATGTAAACCAGAAAAGCAATATTCCGAAAATCATAAATTGCTGACTTTATGATTCTAAATCAAGTTTCTGAGGGGGGATGCTCTTTGTTTTTCAAATGTAGAAGTGTACATTTTCTTTCTCCTTTCAGTTATATTTTTCTTCCGGTTTCTCGATCTTCGGGGGTTTGCAGGCATGGTGTATAATGCACGCTAAAAACCCCTGATCGGGAACCCGGAAGAAAAATATAGCTGGGAGGAGAAAGACATTTTCTACAGACATTCGAAAAAAGTCCCCCTTCCGGGGATTTAGGGGGGACTTCTATTTTTCCTTTTTCTGCCGGTGCTGGGAATGGTACCCGCGAGATCGTTTCAAATTGACACTTGCTTTTTGATGCTTTTTATGATATATTCTAAATACCTTATAATTTAAAATTTGCAAAAACAAAAAGAGAAATGTGATTTTCATTTCTCTTTTTGTCATTTTCTGTATACTCATATCCACCTATGCCTCTCAATGTCTGGCATTGTAAGCCCATATAAGATCCTTTAATATCAATCCATCCTCATAAGTGGCATATACCAGCCCATCTATCACACAAGCATCTATAAGCTCCAGAGCTTTCTCTATACGCTCCTGCTCTTTATACAAAGCCTCCAGATCCTCTCCTCCGTTTTCATGTGCCTCATATAATCTAATCACAATCCGATCATATGCATTATAGATCTTATGCTGGTTATCTTCCCACTTACATACTGGGTATAACTTCTCTCCTGCCTTATTCCTATATATTTTCGCCATCTGTATTATCCTTCTCTCTTAGTGTAACATCCTCCCCCGTCTATAGAGGCGAGGGCTTTTTGTTGAACTCAATTCTTAAAAGTTGTAGGTCTGTCACCATTTCCATTCCATAAAGTCCCGTACCAATCTACCATAATCATTTCTCCTTTAATCTTGGACACAAGCCTAATCCACCATCAATTTTAGACACTCTTCTAAATGCTTCTCTATGTGGACAATTTGCCTTATCACATTCCGGACAGTAGCATTTCTGATACTGTTCATATGTCATTTTCCAATTTGTATTTTTATATTCTTCTTTTGTCATCATATTCATTTCCTCCATCTCATTAAAGACATTTATAAAGTTCTTTCATTTTCTCATGTTTAAATCCAAGTTCCACAAGTGCCTGGTTAATTCCATGTGCATAACCATAATGTTGAACCCCTTTGCTGTGTAAAATTTCTCTTTCAGTTTTATCTTTCTCACTCATTGCCTTTTCTAACTCTTCTTTCGATTCTTTTGCATATCTAATAGCTTCATGCATTAGATTTTCACATTTTTCAATCTCTCTTTTGGTCATATTCACACCTCCAAAATTTCAATATCAAACAAATCTTCATGAACATCTTCGCAACCATCAATTTCCCAGTTTTCTATGTATTCTTCCATGGTTACCTTTACTTCTTCATTTGCTTCTTCTTCTGTTTCGTAAATGTAGCCAAGATCGCCACTATCTCTCAGTAGTCCACCATCATACCATAGTTCATATTTATACATTTCCATCATCCTCCCTTTATGAAACTGTTTTTTTATCTTCTCATCATGGGGCTTCCTTTCCATATTCCGTGTCAATGATTGACACAAGACATATTCACGATTTTATAAAAATTTACTGGAGCCAGCGTTCCCCAAAACATTCTGGGGCTTGTTTCTGAGGGGGATGCTCTTGATTTTTCGAATGTAGAAGTGTGCATTTTCTTTCTCCTCGTATTATATAGTAGTAGTTTTTAGAGACCCTCTCCAAGGTCTTTATAACCA